GGGTGAAGTGCGACGGTGGCCAGATCCTCGAAGGCCCGATCTTCTATAACTGGCAGCGCATCCCTGTGGTTCGCGTGCCGGGGCGCTATATCAATATTGAAGGTCGTAAGAAGCTACAGAGCCTGGTGCGGCACAGTAAAGACGCTCAGCGCACGTACAACAGCCGCTGCAACGACATGATCGAGCGTAGCGCGCTGATTCCGAAAGCGCCGTACTTGGTTACCGAGCAGATGGTAAAGGGCTACGAGAACGAGTGGGCACAGGCCAACACGTCCTCGCGGCCATACTTGCCCTTCAACGTGGATCCGAAGGCGGCTGAGATCGGCGGGGTTCCGACTCGCACGCCTCCGATTGACATGCCAGCCGCCGCGCTAGCTCTGGCTCAGCAGGCGGCTTCAGACATTCAGGCGACTATCGGTTTCTACGATCCGGCGCTCGGCAACGCCGAAGACATGAACCGCGTCAGTGGTAAGGCGCTTGTGCAGCACACACGCCGGTCGGACCTTAGCAGCTACGAATTTATTGATGGCTACGGTGCGGCGCAGCAGCTTACTGCTGAGATGGCATTCGACATGATCCCGACGGTATACGACACGGAGCGCGTCGAACGAATCATTGGGATTGACGGCACCGAGAAGCTGCTGACTTTGAACCAGCAGACTGACGATGGGCGGATCCTGAACGACTTGAAGAAAGGCGCCTATAACTGCACGGTCACGCTCGGCCCGACTTACCAGACCGCCCGACAAGAGACCCTCGATACTTTGATCGGCGCAGCTGAAGTCATCCCGGCGCTGCAGACGCTCGCGCCGGACATTATCGCGAAGAATATCGATTCGCCTGATTCGGATGAACTGCGTCGCCGCTTGCGCATCCCGCTTATCCAGCAGGGGATTGTGCAGCCCACGGAGGCCGAGAAAAATTCAACGCCCCCGCAGCAGCCGAATCCTATGCAAGCCGCTGAGCTCGCCCGAGCGCAGGCCCTGGCGCAGAAGGACGGCGCTAATGCGCAGATCGCCCAGCAGAAGGCGCAGGGCGGCGAGATGGAAATGCACGAGCGCATCCTAAAGGCCGCGGCCATTCATTTGGCTAACCTTCTAGCTGCACAGAAGCTCGGACAACCGCAGGCGGCTTCGCAGGCGGAGACAAGTCAAGGAACCCAGCCGACCACGGCTTAGTTGAGAGTTGGTGAGCTCGTTTCGTCGGATCGTAACCGATGTAGGAGAATAATATGTCATTTTCACGCGATGAACTCGCTGCGTACGAGAAATCCGCAGCGCCCGCGGCTGAGACCGCACCAGTTTCCGCTCCCCCGGCAGCGACACCGCCGGCAGACCCTGCGCCGGAAGCTCCGGCCCCAGAAGGCGAATCGTCACCGCCTGCTGCTTCGGACTCGGACGTACCGAGTGACGCTCCTACGGCTGAACCCGCGGACGCAGCCCCCGCGACTGCTGAAACTGACGACTCCACTGCTGAACCCGCCGCGGCGCCTCCGCGCAGCAGACAGACGATCCCGATGGATCGTTTCCAGGAAGTCGTCGATGAGAGAAACTCGCTACGAAAGTATGGGGAGCACCTGCTAGCCACGATTTCGGAGCTGAAGAAAGGCGGAACGCAGCCTACTACAGCAACGGAAGCCACGCCAGCGGAACCGGCACCGTCGGCCGCAACAGACGATCCGCCTCCAACCCTAGAGCAGTTTCAGTACGATCCGGTGAAGTTTTCTAAGGCCACTAGCGAGTGGTTAGCGAAGACTGTTGATAAGCGCGTACAGACTGCGGTACAAAACGTTCAAGCTCAGCAGACAGAACAGGCTATTAGGGCTACATTCGAATCCCGGGCAGAAGCGTTCGCAAAGACGCACCCGGACTTCGCCGTAGTTATTAAGAACCCGGATCTGCCGGCACTGCATGGCGACGTTGCGGCTAAAGTCCTGAGATCCGAGCACGGCGCTGCTATAACCTACCATCTGGCTAAGAATCCCGATGTCGCGACGCGGGTAGCAAAAATGTCGCGTGATGACCAGATGGCAGCGTTCGGCAGACTTGAGGCTCAGGTTTCCGCGCCTACGGCGGCTCCCGCGGCTCCCGCTAAGCCCGCTTCACCGAAACAAAAGAGCGTTACCCAAGCGCCCCCGCCACCCACTCCAACCCCCGGCGGCTCTGTCGTTGCGCCCAAGCGCACGGAAGAGATGAGCATGGATGAGTGGGTTGCACATGATCGGGCGCAAAAAATCGCCGAGCGTCAACGGATTGCACAACTCCGGGGCGCCATGCGAAAAAGATGAGTTCGAATAAAGGTAAAATAACATGACATCCCCAGTAGGGAATTCACTCCTGACGGCACAGTGGGTCGCGCGCAAGGCGCTGGTCCTGCTGCACGCCAAGGCGAACATGACTGGTCGTACGAATCGCGACTATCAAAGTTTGCTCCCTGGACCTATCCAGGGCGTCATTCTGGGCCAACAGCTCAGCATCCGTCTGCCCTTCCAGTACCAGGCTCGTTTTGGTACCCAGATGCAGGCGCAGGCCTCGGTTCAGCGCTATGCGACTTTGTCGGTCGTTAACCAGGTTGGTGTTGACATCAACTTTACGTCCGTCGAGCGCTCCATGCAGTTGAACAACTTCGAAGAGCAGGTTCTTGCTCCTGCCATGGCGAAGAACGCCGCGGCGATCGAAGCTCAGGTGACTAGCCTCACCAACCAGGTTCCGAAGTATGTCGGCACCTACAGCACTACAGTGTCGTTTGCGACCGTCCTGCAGGCCGAGCAGTTCCTCACGGAAACTCTGGCCCCTGAGGATGACAAGCGGACCCTGACCGTAAATCCGCAGGCTTCGTACGAGTTCGTGAACTCGAACCAGGCTCTCTTCAACCCTTCAACTGAGATCTCCGATCAGTGGCTCGAGGGCGTGATTGCAGAGCGCGTTGCTGGCATGATTGCATTCCGCAACACCAAGATGCCGACGCACACGATTGGCGGCAGCTCGACTACTGCGACGCCGACTGTCTCTGGCGCGGGCCAGGGCAACGCGGGCGTGCAGAACGCTTTCATCAGCACGACTACTCTCGTGACGAGCGGATGGGCCTCTGGCTCTACGACTCTGAACGCGGGCGACGTTCTGACGATCGCGAACGTAAACGACGTCGATCCGGAAACCAAGGTCAGCTTGGGCCGATTGAAGCAGTTCGTGGTTACATCGACTGTTAGCGACAGCACTGGTAACATCTCCGTTGTGATTGCCCCTGGAATCATCTACGGCGGTGCGTATCAGAACGTGGATTCCCAGCCGGCAGCGGCCGCGGCAATCACCGTGATGGGCACCGCGCTGGGCGGCTACGGCACGGCGCAGGGCGTCGTGGTGAAGCAGTCCTTGGCTTGGTATCGGGATGCGATCGTATTCGCGAACCCGCCCATGCTGGATCTTTCGCAGTTGGTTAAGTTCAGCGCGCAGGAAGGGTTTGAAGGGTACAATATCCGGTTTGCCCAGCAGTGGGACCCGAATAACGACCTTCTGCCTGGTCGTCTGGACACGATCTCCGGCGAAGTGCTGGCCTACCCCGAACTCGCAGTTCGTCTGATCCACCCGGTCAGCGGCCTGTAATAATAAGAGGAATATACAATGTCTCAGATAGGTTACGGCATTAACGACGCAGTCGCTACGCCGTTTGATTTTTGGGGCCAGCTCTCCACCGTCAGCAGCGTCACTTACACGCCTGTCACGAACCTGCTTTATGTCGCAGGTAACGGGACTTTGCCGTCGGTGATCGTTGATCTTCCGTTGAATCCGGAAGATGGTGCCGAATTGACGATCGTATCTAACCACACCGTGACGGCCTTGTCTGTTGTGGCAAATACGGGCGACTCGATTCTGAATGCCCCGACGTCGTTGACGGCGTACACGCCGGTTAAAGTGAAATATAGCCTGTATGGCGAAGTTGGCACTTACAACGTACTAGCGGGTATTGTTGGCACGAACGCACGCACTTGGGTGCGGGTTGTCTAAATGAAATTCGCGGGCGGTTGTTGAGCTGCCCGCGCCTTTCACGGAGAAAAATAACATGCCAGTACAAATGGTGTTT